CAGAAAAAATAAGTGGATTCAATCACGGATTCCGGTTCAAGGTCTCCAATGATCGGTGGTTCAGTCTCCGCTCCTATTTGGTGAGCGAAGTCTTGCAAGTAATCGTGCTCTGCAAAGAGGTGCATATATGTCTCTCGTACAATTGAACTGAGAGAAGACATGTCAGTAGCACGACACAATACAGAGTCATGAATGAGAGCGATCGGTGCGTCGAAACGAAGCGCACTGAAGTGTAGAAGTGATGCATCGAGTGAGTGGATTAGATTCGGCGCAGTTGCGTTCTTGTGGTGTTGCTTGTCAACCTTGTCAGAGTCATTGACTGCGACAGTTAACTTACAACGACCCATCAACTGCAACTCAACTTGCACAGTCTGTTTCTTCATAAGCTTCTGAGTGACGACAAATCCTGATGGAGTTGTCCATGTCAGCTCTCTTTCTCCTCTGTCAATTGCAGCAGCAACCTCAGATTCGATCCAGCTCATGACAGCCATGGGACCAGGTACGACCTCATCCATAGCATTTCTAACAGCAACGACTGTTTTTGTCAAGTCATCTTTGTCGATCTCAACACCTTTCTCCTTCAGTGCGTCTCGTATGTACCCACGGTTGCTGAAGGGTTTAGCATTGTAGGGTACGGTCATCACGACGCGCTTAACAGTCTTTCTATCCATGTGTGGCTGGATAGACTTGGGACAGTACGGACTTGCTTGATTAGCGACTACCTTGTAAGCATCTTGTGGCTTATCTGAAGGTAGTACGTTTACAAGTTTAGCTGTACTTTTGTCTCTGGCGAGCCCTGCCAGAATTTGTAATCCTGAGCAGGTGGCGTCTGTGGCTACAGGTAAAGATGTGAAATGACGATCACATTTAAGCACACAATGATAGTACTCATCACACGCAGCCAAAAATTGCCATGGCTCATCAGCAGCTTCCCATTCGTGAATGTGTTTGATTGGATCAGAAGCGACACAAGAGATTATATGTATGTTCTCCTTAACCCAAGCTAAACGTTCAGACATTGTAGCTTTATCAAGACCATAAGTAGTGGCAACTTGAAACGCTAACCAGTCCTCTGCCTCAGGTGTCATATACGACACATCAGCAAACATCAACAAACTTTTTCCAAAGTCTGTATCTTGTGGTGTTAGGAATGCAGGGATTGGGTACGCTCTACCTCTGTAATCAAACGACCACGGAATGTAGAACTTATCTCTATCCTTGAACCTAGCAACCGCTTCCATCGTCATCCGTGTACGACACGATTTCCTGAACTCTTGTGCTTGTAGGTTATGTACCTCAGCAGCTCTCCTGTTGTAGTCATGTCTTGCGTCCTTGTTAGTTGCAATGTCTACAGGTTTAGGAGGTAGTTCATGATGGACAATAGGGAGGAACTTACCAACAGCTCGTTCCAATCTATCTAGCTCTTCCGCTACCCCTACAATAAAGGGGTTTAATCGGTAAGCAACCTTCTGGATCTTGTTTAAGAACTCCAGTGGTTTATCTCCCTGTATAGATGTGGGATCGCCTCGCCGTACCATATCATGTCCACGCATCACCTCATTGAGGATGTATCCGCCTTGCCTATCGTTCTCCCAATCGTTAGGTTCGATAAGCATAGGCCATGCAAGTGGGCTAAATAGTTCAGCATCCCTCATAATCTGATCCTTGATCTCAAGGAACTCTGGAGTAGGGATTACATACTGAACACGCTTGCGTCCATCCTGGTGCATGTCTTTTGTAAACCAGCCACTGCTTTGCATGATGCAGTCAAGTAACCAGCCACCAAGTTTAATACGATTTGAACTGCCCCACGTGTCCCATTGTTTGATACCGTAGCGGTTCATTAACGTACGGATGACTACAATTTTTTGTTGTGTGCCGATGCTACGGTGCCAGTAGTTGTCTTTGAGTGTCTTAAGCAGAGCAGGCGCTTCTCTTTCGTAGTGCCTCATCTGACACTCCTGCTCAACAGCTAGCCCAATAGACTCACATACTTTTGTTGCTTGGTTGCTTTTTTCTTTGTATGAGAACACTTTATCAAATGTTACTTTGACAGCAAGTGCAGCAGCAGCAAGTGGTTCAACATCAGCAAGATACTTCTGTATCTCAGCAAATGCAGCACCAGTTTTACCCTCTTTTATGCGAGAGGTAGTTGCTTCAATACGTGCCACCACAAGAGGCAGCAAGGTATCAATAGAAGCAGCTCCATACACACTAGCAGAC